ATGCTTTCTTGACAGAAGAACGTATGCAAAAATACGAAGATATGTTGGATGCGGCAGATGTAATTACTTATGCGACAGACGAAGAATATTATTATACAGCAGGTGAAGAGGGTTAAATGTTAACTGCAAAAAATGCATCATCTCATATTTTATATTTTGGTGATAAATCCAAAATATTAAAAGAAAAACAAATGATAGACGTCAAGTGGTATACTTATGACGAAATTATTTCTATGCTTGAAACAGGAGATAAGATTGCATTTCTAATTAGACATTCTCAGAAATCTGGAGATAATTTAACTGAAAATGGTATTGCTTGGGTTAATGATACAAAATCTCAAATAACTACAGCAGGTTTATTAGTAAATAGTTTTGATTATTATTCTTCTGGTGCTTCTTATTGTAATGCTACATTAGATCAATTTGGTGCATTATCTTATTCTACATTAGATTGTTTAAATAAGTATTTCTATTATGATTCAAGTTCCATAAACAATAATAGAAATATTATATCTGCTTATGCATATTGTCATCCTACAACAGGTTCCGATGAGTTAACTACTGAACATGCTGCAATAATTGGATGTAATAATACAGAAGCTTCTATTAGTGAACATGTAAATTTGAAAACATCTCTATTGATGGATTCTATTTTGAATAAGCTTAATAATACACAGAATAATATAATGATGGTGACTCATGATGATATTTTAGTTCCATTTACTGTAACAATTTCAGGCAAAAGTTTACATATGAGAGCTTATATGTCTGATTCATCTGAAAAGGAATGGATAAGCTTTATGGGTGGAACAGCTATTATATTAAGGTCAGATGGAACATTTAGAGCATATCCAATAACAAGCGGACATGAAGATCCAACAGCATAAAAAAAGACAAGTCATTAAGACTTGCCTTTTTAAAACGTTGGAACAATAGAATCTATTACTTGACGTCGAACTCGATTGCACGAGCTTCCTCAGTAACCGGGATGTTAACAGTCAAAAGACCGTTTTCAACCTTGGCAGTAAGATCCTTCATAGCGAGATTAACCGGAACGAAGATCTTCAGAGCGAGCTTGCCAAAACCCTTAATCTTACGGCAGGTATAGACTCTCTTGGATTCGGCTTCTGCATCAACGACCTTATCCTTGCTTTCGATGATAAGATAAGACTTACCATCTTCAACAGTACCCTTGACCTTGATATCATCCTTGGTCTTGCCAACGACTGCGACTTCAATCGTGCTAGAACCATCTTCTTCCTGAATGATGTTCATCGGAACGTTGACCTTATCGGCGTTAGCGATTTCGCTGTTGATGGTGTTAATCTGGTTGAGAATTGTTTCGAATACGTTATTAGTATAAGACATAGTTTTTCCTTTATTTTGGGCCTTAACGTGCCCCAGTTTGTTTCAATGATTAAATATGAACTACACTCGTATATTCATATTTTAAATGGTGAAACGTGCCACTTAAACTCGTTTTATTTATAATTAATAATTTGCCATTAACATCTTTTTATAGTCTAAATAGTTCTTAATTGCAAATCCTAAATTTCTGATATTATCCAAAGTTTTTTCAATGAAATCCAGAATATATTTTTGTTGGTTCAATTCTTTCATTTTAGCAATATATGCTGGAACTACATTGATTTGCGATTCTATTGCTTTTGCATTGTCCCAGAATTCATTGATGGTAAAATTATACTTAGCTTGGATATCTTTAGATTTATTCGGCATTTTAAAACACTTATATAAATCTCCATAAATTTCACCAAGTTCAACAGTAAGATTTGAACAAACAATTTTCTGTGTGCTATATAATTTAATCCACTTTTGAACTATTGCAGGCAACAGGTTATTCTTTTCAATTATCTTTTCTATCGTATCAGGCATCGCTATTTCTTTAAGTGCGACTTCCTGTAACTTTTCAAAATCATCTAATTTCATATTGTTATATATTTATAATTCTTTACCGTCAAGATGATCTTTATATCTCTGTAAACAAATTTCTACTAATGGGCCGAGACTTCTATAATACATGTGTGTTTCGGTCTGGTCAATAAGTCTATAATCATCTACTTCTAATGGCTGTCTACCTTCAAAGCTAAAATAAGTAGAACAACTTAATTTTGTTAAATCTACATCATACTCAGCTACATAAAGATGTAAATCTTTATATCTAGTATACAAGAACAGACCACAATCAAACAAATCTTCCGGCTTCAATGTGATATTAGCCTCTTCTTCAAGTTCACGTAATGCAGTTTGGACATGTGTTTCGTTACCTTCTACATGTCCCTTAGGGATATCAAAACAACCAGGCTTATATCGCTGAAGTGACGGATGACATGCAAGAATCTTTCTTGTCTTTTTGTCAATAATGATTACTCCGCAACTAACAACTTTCATGTGATTAAATATAGTAAATTATTCTTGTTTTGTAAATACCTATTTTAGATTAATCTATTTATATTATAGCAAAACAGGGTCTAAAATATCGCCTCCCCAGGATTGGCCTTTGAATTCATCTTTCCAACATAGACCATGTAGCCTAGATTCAAGACATAGTTTCTGACCATTGTCCCATTCCTCCTGGGTCATTTGAAATTCTTCTGGAACTTTTGTAGAAATCCTAAATACACATACTGGAGATAAGCCATTGGGCAAATAGTATTCTGTATTGTCATTTACAAATCGTTTTTCAAGACTATCTATATCGCCTTCATAAAGCATATTTAACTCTCCACGCAATCTATTACTTTACATTCATGTCCGTATGATCTATAAATTTCAAATAAATTTTCTATCATTTCTTCAGTATGTTCAGTAATGGTTAATTCACCATTATCTCTATCATATTCAACTTTATGCGGATTTCCCCATCTACATTTATAATTAGGAATGAAATCTGCATTCATTACAGCCATAGTGTCATTTGTCATACATGATAATACATTGGCATTTTCCCAATATACCACATATTTCTTTCCAGTATCAGATGCGATGAAATTTAAAATCATTATGCCTCTTATTCTACTTTTTCAATATCTTCTGGATAACACCAATGCCATTTCTTAATTCTTGATATATAATACTCACATTTTAAATCATGAAGATGTAGTTGTTTCTTATCACTAGTTAAAAAATACCACTGTATATCTTTCATTTGTTTTTTAGGAGAACAAGCCAAAATCATTTTATATGATTCTGGCATTTCTTCTTCAAATGTTTTCCATTTAAATTTGTATGTTTCTTCAATCATTAATTAACCAAAACTTAAATTATCATCTAATACATCTGGAACACGTTTAATATGATAATAATCATTTAATTCGCCATTTTCTAGCATTCTATCATGCTCTTCACACAATGAAATAAGATTAGGATCATTTTCTGCTCGCAGACATCCAATTGCCATTTCTCTTAATCTTTGTGCATAATTTGGTGTATCATACGGAATTAAATCACGTATCATTTCCATTGCAAAGTCGATTTCTTCTTCTGTAAATTCTGTTTCAACCATTATTCTGCCTTTGGTTCATCATAGACATAAGTATTATTTGTAGCATCTGAATAAAGATGGTTTACTGCATCGCAATAATACTTATTTTCTGCCTTTGTCCAATCATTACAACTTGGATATGCATCAATAGCCGTAACTTTATCACCAGCAATTTCACCAATAACGGTAGAACAACCATAACCATGAGAAAAATAAGGTCCTAATGACCTAGCATGGTCAAGGTTTCTAGCTTCTACAATTTTAGGTGTGTCCATTGCGGGAATTCCTTCCATTCCCATGTCAAGAAACATCCAACAAGTTAAATATTTTTTCATTAATCTACCTTTATTTTAACAGTTTTCTCAACATATTCAACGTTTGCTTTTTTATAAGCACGGTACTTTTTCCAATAATCCTTTGTATCTTCAAACAATGCATAATACCAGCCACGTTTGTCCAATTCAATATGCAATGCATTCATTTCTTTTTCGACTTTTTTGCCAGCCCAAGCCCAACCACGTTCACGGTATTTGTCTTCAATGGCATAGACTTTATCCCATAGTTCTTTATCTTTACCAGTTAAGTCTTTAATATAGAACTCTTCATCATAGTCAGTATCGTGAAACTGATAATCTGCTACAGAATTTATGTGACTATCGTTTACATGACCATTATGCTTGTAGACATATTCAAACTCATACCAATAATTTTTTGGTAACGTTGCATCAAAATCCTTCCTAATCGGTTTTTCATCCATATAATGCTTTGCAGATTGGATAGAAGAATAACCCATGCCAGCTTTATCTAAGCTAACACCTTTATACATTGGAAAAATACGTTTCATTAGAATGCCGCCTTGAAATTATAAACAGGTTTAATAATTTTTTCAATCGAACAAGTAGGTTCGATATTCAATATGATTTCTTCCATAGGCTTATATGCCATAGGAGACTCATCAATCGTTGCAGAAGAAACACAAGAAGTGAAAATTCCCTTCATTGCTTCCTTATAATCTTTCATAGAAATAGAATTCTTAGCATCAGCTCTGGTCATCAATCTACCAGCACCATGAGGAGCAGAATAATTCCATTCCGGATTTCCCTTACCGACACAAATTAAAGAACCATCTCTCATATTCATAGGAATAATTACACGTTCTCCAGCCTGTGCAGAAATACTACCCTTTCTAAGAATCATATTATCAAGGTCAATATAATTATGAATAGTCTCAAATTTTTCTACAACCTTGAAACCCATTTCCTTTACAATTACATCAAGCATTGCAGCACGATTTAACGCTGCAAACTGTTGAACAATAGACATATCATGTAAGTAGCCTTGCATGTGTCCACCAGTAAGATAGGAAAGATTTTTCGGAACAGAGAAATGGTCATAATCTTTCATGAGTTCTTTAATTTCAGCATCAGTCTTTCCTTGGTTCTTATACTTTGCAATTTCAGCACCACGAATGGCTGTTAAATTTGCACAGTCCTTAATAGCAAGATTTTGCCAATATTCACAAGTAGCAACACCTAAATGGCGAGAACCGGAATGGATAACAATATAAAATGCACCTTCATCATCTTTATCACATTCAATAAAATGATTGCCTCCACCAAGTGAAGCAATACTCAGAAGTTCTTCTCGTCTTACATCAGCAATAAGTTCTTCAAACTGTTCATCAAATTCATTAGCATAACGGTGACGGTTACTTCTATGTTCCTTACCAGACGGAATTTTATCTTTAATGACCTTATCTAATTTACCAAATTCAATAAACTTATCTTTCAACTTGGCAACAAGCATACCACAACCAATATCAACACCGACAAGATTAGGAACAACCTTGTCCTTAATAGTCATAGTAGTGCCAACTGTGCAATCTTTTCCAGCATGCACGTCAGGCATAATAGCGACATTTACATCACGGGCCCAACATTGACACATCATATTCAAAATTTGTGAATATGCAGCATTGTCAATATTATCTGTATAGACACGAGCTGTATTATATTTTCCTTGAATTTCTAACATTATCTACCTACAGTTATGTCACCTGAACCAGTCTTAATGCTTCCACTAACAGAACCACTAACATCAACATCACCAGAACCTGTTTGAATAGAACCTAAAACATCGCCTTCAACTTCAACATCGCCAGAGCCAACATTAATCTCATTGACATTACCAGTCACGCTGACATTATGTCCGCCAGAGATTTTATCTACATTACCAGTCAAAACAATATTAATAACTTTATCATTAACTTCAATACTATGACCATTAATTACAACATTATTATTTCCATCAATAGTAATATTACAACCATCACTAATGATATTTGAATTGACTACTTTACCATTAATAGTAATAGAAGAACTATTGCGAAGATTAGAGATAATAGTAAATGGGCTCATTTTATTTCCTTTTAAAATTTAACTATTTAAATATAATAAAAAATAGGGTTTTTGTTAACCCTATAAAATTATATTATTTATTTTCCGCACCACCATGATGACTGACATCCTTCTTCAGGAGGGTCTGGTTCTTTCCACCATGGGTTTTCTTCTCCAGACCCGGCCAAAAGGTAACTTTGAACCCCGGTATCGAGAATTTCCATCGAAGGCTTAATGTATTTTCTTTTCATTTATCACTATCCTTTTTATTAAAAATTGCATGACAGACTTCTGATATACCCCAGAAAAAGGCGATAATAAACATGAAAGTCCAACCTGGATTATTAGAAACAAAATTCATTACTAATTCCATAATTTTTTCCTTACGTTTGTAAATTACTAAGTTTTTGTGCATCTTCTACATTTTTGAGTAAAAGGTCAACTGCACTCTTTTTTAATTCAAGATCACCAGTATTTTCAGCTTCAATATAAAACTTCTTATACATAATGCCCTTATCAAAAGTTGTTGGCATTCTATTTATAACAGCAAATGGCTTAGACTTAAATGATACTACTGGTAAAAGACTAGCAGGAACATACATATTGTATGATTGTCTAATCATACCTTTAGCAAAAACATTAAAACCATCTAACGGTTCATGAATATCAACTGTTTCAATATCATAATGACCTAAAACATCGTCTACTTCAATAGAATGTCTTAAATCACTATAAAAATTTTCTTTTAAAAAATCAAATAATGTTAACATAAACCTGTAGCCAATGTTGTGATTCCACCTTCACTATTGATATAATTAACGACTGGTGAACCCTTATGGTCGATAATTGTTACATTCTTAATCTCTTCTGCAGCTGTAAGTTCTGCAATTACCTTATTATACTTAGCCGGTTTTTCCTGTTCCTCAGCCATCTTTAGA